GCAGAACAAACAGCCTAGCAACAAATCGAAAAAGGAATCTGATTGAGCGATTACAAACTGTTGGCCCTCATAGTCAAGGAAATCCAGAAGCTAAAGCAAGAGCGTGAAGCTTATGCCGCTGCTGGACGCTGCGACAACATTGAGGAGTATCGAAAAGTAAGCGGGGTCATCCTTGGTCTGAACTACGCTGAAAACATCATTGAAGACCTTGTGCAACGAATGGAGAAATCTGATGAGTGAATTTGACGTTACGGCGGTTGACCTGTCCGGGATTCTGAACAAATCCAATGAGGAGAAGGCCAAGCAGTTGCCCGACCCAACAACTTTCCACATCTTGACTGTTGTCCCCGAGGCGATGGAAGAGTATGCCGAGAGCGAGCTGGGCATTGTGAAATCAAGCCAAGCCATGCACTATGAAGAAGTTCTCACACCCGTGCTGTTTGTGGTCAAGATTGGCCCAGATGCGTACAAAGACCCGACTCGGTTCCCCAGTGGCCCGAGCTGCAAGGAAGGTGACTTCGTCATCGTCCGCCCCAATTCAGGCACACGCCTGAAGATTCATGGCCGCGAATTCCGAATGATTAACGATGATTCGGTTGAAGGCGTGGTTCAAGACCCCCGTGGTATCACACGTGCTGCATAAGGAGTAAACAATGCCGTTACCAAAATTTGAAGATGACGCCTACGAATTCCCCGACGAGAAGGAAGAAAAGGCCAAGGCAAAAGCTGCCAAAAAGGAAGAGGACAAGTTTGAACTTGAAATCGAAGATGACACTCCCCCAGAGGATCGTGGCCGCAAACCTGCGCCCCCACCTGAAGACCCCACTGAGGATGAGTTAGCCAGCTACGACGAGAAGGTTCAATCCCGGATCAAGAAATTTACACGTGGTTACCACGATGAACGCCGCGCCAAAGAGCAAGCCCAACGGGAGCGTGAAGCTGCTGAAGATTTTGCCCGCAAGGTGTTTGAGGAGAACAAAAGGCTCCAACAACAACTTTCTACTGGTAGCAAAGCATTCATTGAGACATCCAAGTCTGCTGCTGAGGTGGAGCTGGAAGCCGCCCAGAAGAAGTACAAAGATGCTTATGACGCAGGTAACTCGGATGAGTTGGTAGCCGCGCAAACCGCAATTGCCAAGGCAACCTTGAAACTTGACAAAGCCGAAGGCATGAAGCCCATTGAGGTTGAGGAGCGAGAGTTTGAACCCGCTACCCCCGCCAAACCCAAAGTCAGCCCACGCACCCAAAAATGGCTGGATGCAAACAGCGATTGGTTTGGTGTTGATGATGAAATGACAATGGCTGCTGTAGGTCTTGACAAGCGGTTACAAAAAGAGTATGGTGCGGACTACATTGGTACGGAAGATTATTTCCGCACAGTTGACCGTACCATGCGGAAACGATTCCCTGAACAATTCAGGAGCCATGAGGATGATGACGATCCACAAAATTCGTCAGACCCGGCAACAGAGGATGAACCTCCACGCCGTGCAACAAGATCAGCTTCGCCAGTGGCACCAGCCACCCGGAGCACCCCGCCTAACCGCGTGAAGTTGAAGCAGTCACAAGTTTTGCTCGCCCGCAAGCTTGGGATTACTCCAGAACAATACGCAAAACAGGTTGCACTACTTAATCGAGGTGAATGAAAATGGCAGAAGCACAAACACAAAATCGGCTCAGCCGCGAGTTGGAAGCCCGCAAAGCGACGTTTCAACGTCCTGAAGCATGGCGTCCCCCAGAAGCGTTGCCTTCACCGGACGAACGTCCCGGTTGGAAACATCGCTGGGTGCGTTTGAGCACACTGGGAACTTCTGACCCCAGCAACATTTCATCTCGGTTGCGGGAAGGATATGAACCCTGCAAAGCAGATGACTATCCTGAACTCATGATGCACGCAACCACTGAAGGTCGCTTTAAAGGCAACATTGAAGTGGGTGGATTGTTGCTTTGCCGTATCCCTTCTGAGTTTTTGGAACAGCGTATGAAATACTACGATAACCAAAATAAAGCCCAGATGGACTCGGTGGACAACAACTTCCTTCGTGAAAATGACCCACGGATGCCTCTTTTCTCTGAGAAGAAATCCAAGGTCACTTTCGGTACTGGTTCTTAAAATTTAGGAGTCCTTAAATGGCTTACCCAACTGTCTCAGCTCCCTACGGGCTGAAACCGATCAATCTGATCGGCGGTCAGGTGTTTGCTGGCGCGACCCGTCAACGCCGTATTGCTTCTGGCTATGCCACCAGCATTTTCTACGGCGATCTGGTCAAGTTTGCAACAACTGGCACAATGGTTCTGGCAAACGAAACTTCCACTGGCCCCTCCACAGGCTTTGCTGGTGTTTTCTTGGGCTGTTCATACGTGAACGCTCAAGGTCAGGTGATCTTCTCTCAGTACTTCCCCGGCGGCACCACAGCCCCAACTGGTACTTTCATCAATGCTTTCGTGGCTGATGATCCTGACCAATTGTTCAAAGTGGCCGTTGTGTCTGGTACTACTGTTGTTACTGGCGTTGAATATGCCGCTATTGGTAACAACGCCGTTTTGGTTCAAAACGCTGGCTTGACCACCACTGGTGATTCTCGCGTTGCCATCCAAGACAGCACCACCGACGTGACCGCCACGTTGCCAATCAAGATTTTGGATGTTGTTCCTGACACTTCCTATGTCTCTGGCGGCAGCGTTCTGTACCCCGAAGTTATCGTGAAAATCAACAACTTTGCTGTTGATACCAACGGTGTAACTTCTGGCGGGCATTTCTACAACAACCCACTCGGCATCGCCTAATAAGGAGCATTTAAATGGCTATTTCACGCGCACAACTGCTGAAAGAGTTGCTCCCCGGCCTGAACGCCTTGTTCGGTATGGAGTACGCTCGTTACGGTGAAGAACACAAAGAGATCTATGAAACAGAGACCTCTGAGCGTTCTTTTGAAGAAGAAACCAAACTATCCGGCTTCTCTGCCGCACCTGTCAAGAACGAGGGCTCAGCCATCGCTTACGACAATGCACAAGAAGCATGGTCAACACGCTACACACACGAAACCATCGCCTTGGGTTTCTCAATCACTGAAGAAGCGATTGAAGATAACTTGTACGACAGCTTGTCTGCTCGTTACACCAAGTCATTGGCTCGTGCTATGGCATACACCAAACAGGTCAAGGCCGCTGCCGTCCTGAACAATGGCTTCAGCTCTAGCTACCCCGGTGGCGACGGCGTGTCTTTGTTCAACGCCAACCACCCCTTGATCTCTGGTGGCGTCAACAGCAACACTCCTTCTACCCAAGTTGATTTGAACGAGACTTCTTTGGAAGCCGCCGTTATTCAAATCGCCGCTTGGACTGATGAGCGTGGTTTGTTGATCGCAGCAAAACCCAAGAAGCTGATTGTTCCTCCTGCTTTGATGTTCACGGCCAAGCGCCTGTTGGACACCGAACTGCGTGTGGCAACTGCTGACAACGACATCAACGCGATCAAGCAGATGGGCGCAATCCCTGAAGGCTACACTGTCAACCACTTCTTGACAGACACCAGCGCATGGTTCCTGACCACTGACGTGCCCAACGGTCTGAAGCACTTCGTTCGTACACCGCTGCAAAACAGCATGGACGGCGACTTCGACACTGGTAACGTCCGTTACAAGGCCCGTGAGCGTTACAGCTTCGGCTGGTCTGACCCATTGGGTATGTGGGGTTCTTCAGGTTCGACCTGATAACCACGGAAAAGGGAGCTTCGGCTCCCTTTTTTATTTGTTGCGTGTCAATTTCTTTTGGTGTATATTGCACTCATTCCGGGGTTATCCGGTGTATCTGACAGTCCCGGCTGACGACATGCAGACAGATACACCCCAACTTGCATGTAAGGAAAACACATGGCACGCACTACGTTCAACGGCCCAGTAGCTTCTCAAAACGGCTTCATTGGCGGTCACCAAGTCACCACTTCTAATGCTGTAAATGCTTCAGCAACAGCCACCGCAGCTCAAGTTGCGTCTGGTTACATCACTTCTACTTCTGGTTCAGCAACTACCATTCAGATGCCCACTGGCACTGCTTTGGGTAGCTTGTTGGGTGCAACACAAGGTACAACCTTGGACTTGTACATCGACAACACTGCGGGCTCAAACACCGTGACTGTTTCTGTGAACACCAACGCCATCCTGTCCACCGCTGCCGCAGACACTGCTGGCTCATTTGGTGACTTGACCATCGCCGCAGGGGCGACTGGTATTGGTCGTTACACAATCATGTTCTCAAGCCCCACAGCATACGTTTTCACACGTACTGCCTAATAGGAGGTCTTCATGGCCATGCAAACCGATGTACTAAGTGCCACAGCCACTGGCGATGGCACTATGGTGGCGGGCCCGGCCCGTGTAAAAGGCATCCTCCTGACAACAACTACATCTGCTGGTTCAGTTGTGTTGAAAGATGGTGGAGCCTCTGGCACCACACTCGTCACTTTAAACACCCCCGCCGTTGCTGAGATGTTCAATGCTCTGCTCCCCGGTGAGGGCATACGTTTCAAGACCGACGTGTATGTGGACGTAACCAACGTCAGCAGCGTGACGGTGTTTTATGGCTAAATCTCCAGCATGGCAACGTAAAGAGGGTAAGTCCGAGAAGGGCGGTTTGAACGCCAAAGGACGGGCTTCTTACAACGCGGCCAATCCGGGCAAACCGGGGTTGAAAGCCCCTCAGCCCGAGGGCGGCAGCAGGCGGGACTCTTTTTGTGCCCGGATGAAGGGCATGAAAGCAAAGCTCACAAGCGCCAAAACTGCGAGTGACCCAGATTCAAGGATCAACAAAAGTCTTCGTGCATGGAACTGTGCCGATGGTGGGTATGTCAGCAAAGCTGATGGCTGCGCCACCAAAGGCAAAACAAAGGGCAAGTTCGTATGAACCAGCATGACCAAGAAACTGTAAAGCACATGCTTGACGGGGTCTCTTTGTTAACCGTTATAGGGACTCTTGTGGAATTCTTACCCGCCGTATCCGCGTTGCTCAGTATTGTTTGGTTGGCAATTCGTATTTATGAAACAGATACAGTCCAACGACTTGTAGGCCGTAAAGGGGATACAAATGCCAGTGACAAGTGAAAAACAAAAGAAATTGATGGACGCAGCGGCGCACAACCCTGCATTCGCCAAGAAGGTTGGTATCCCCACAAAGGTTGCCAAAGAATTTAGTACCGCAAGCAAGGGTATGAAATTTGGTTCGGGTGCGCAGACCCGTGCTGATCGACAGGAAATCAACAAGCCAAAGACCGATCATGGTCAATCGGCTCTTTTTAAAAAAGGTGGCGAAATGAAAGAATCTAAAGCAATGGCCAAAAAAGAAATCTCCTTCATGGAGAAAAAAGGTGCGCCTAAATCTATGGTGAAACACGAAAAAGAGGAATACGGCATGAAAAAAGGCGGTATGAAAAAGATGGCCAATGGCGGTATTACTTCTGCCAAGATGGGCAAAGTTCCTTCTGGTGGTGTCAAAGGCAAAGGCGAACACGCTGTTCAATCCAAAGGTATCTCCAAGGGTACTATGGTCAAAATGTCCGGCTCTAAACCTCTGGGCATGAAGCGCGGCGGTAAGTGCTGATTTAAGGAGCCCATCATGGCAAGAGGAAAAGATTTAGCAGGCTTGGCAGCTCTTGGCGCGTTGGGCTATATGCTCAACAAAGGCAAAGAAAGTACCACTGACACAGGTGATGAAACTGCGCGTCTGGCCAACCGTGGTGGGCCACGTCGCCAGATTACTGACTACATGGACAAAGCCCCCGTTGCGCAAGCTACTGAGGCCCCCGTTGCAAAACCTATTGCACCTGCGTCTCGTTTGTCCCCCGCTGCTTTGACCGATAACACGACCGACATCAACACACCAACAACCGTCTACCCCGGCGGTCTTGGAAAGCGTACTGAAGGTAACCAACCAATGCCTTCTTTGCAGGCGGTTGAAGCCAAGATAGCGACTCCTAAATATCAGGCTTCTACAGACGCAATGAGAAATGTGTCACGTGCGTCAACAAAAGAAGCAAGGGCAAAGCAATTTGCTGATACAGTGCCAGAAGAACTGAGTATTCAAAAAACAGATGCGTTAAAGAACGCATCTCGTGCAGCCGCAGCAGCCGATGCCGCTCGACGTAAAGCCAAACAAGCGGCGGCAGCGGCAGGCATGAAAAAAGGTGGCGCAGTCAAGAAAATGGCCTCTGGTGGCATGACTCGTTCAGCCTCCTCTCGGGCCGACGGCATCGCGTCTCGCGGCAAAACCAACTGCAAAATGTATTGAGGTGAATCATGGCTACTAAATGGGGCGCTAAAACAGCTATCGGCGACGCCGCCGCGCAAGCATCATGGGACAAAAATTGGATGAAAAATGAATCTAAAAAAGCCACTTCAGACCGCGTAGGGCAAGCCAGAGATGAAGCAGATGCCGAAGTAAAGCGTGAAACTCGCGGCAGTGAAGCGCCAATGACCACAGGCGAAAAAGAAGCCCTACAAGAAGTACAAGATGAAAAAATGCGTCAGAAAATGAAGACTGCGCCAACCACCAAAACCGAGATGGGTAAACCCTTTGCTGGCGGCGGTATGACCGCTTCTCGTCGTGCTGATGGCATTGCCCAACGTGGCAAAACCCGTGGGACTTTAATCAGATGATGGCCTCTCGCGGCATGGGAGCAATCAGGGCATCCAAGATGCCTGAGAAGAAGGTCGTCCATCGCACGGATGACCCGAACAATGTTTCCATGTATGCGGGTGGTGGGAAAGTCAACGCTGCTGGCAATTACACCAAGCCCGGTCTGCGCAAGCGGATCGTGTCTCAGGTGAAGGCCGCAGCAACCCACGGCACTGGTGCAGGTCAGTGGTCAGCCCGTAAAGCACAGCTCGTTGCCAAGAAGTACAAGGCGGCTGGCGGGGGTTACCGAGATTGAAAGCGCCTCAGCAATCCCTCAAAGCTTGGGGCGACCAGAAATGGCGTACCAAGTCGGGGAAGCCATCGTCCAAAACGGGCGAGCGGTATTTGCCAGAAGCTGCCATCAAATCTTTGTCACCAGCAGAGTATGCAGCGACAACCAAGGCCAAGCGAGCTGGTAAAGCCAAAGGCAAACAGTTTGTGGCGCAACCAAAAAACATTGCAAAGAAAACGGCAGGGTTTAGATAATGGCAGTTACCTCTGGACAATCAGGCTTCAACCTCGACTTGACCGATCTGGTTGAGGAGGCGTTTGAACGCGCCGGAGGCGAGCTGCGCACGGGTTATGACCTGCGTACTGCACGTCGTAGCTTGAACATCATGTTTGCTGAGTGGGCCAACCGTGGCATCAACTTGTGGACAATTGAGCAGGGTGTTATTGATTTGGTTCCCGGCCAGAACACTTACGCAGTGCCCAATGACACAGTTGACTTGTTGGAACACGTTATCCGTACAGGTGCAAATATTGCCTCAACACAGGCAGACTTGACCATCACCCGTATCAGCGTGTCTACCTACGCAACCATCCCAAACAAGATTCAACAGGCTCGCCCAATCCAAGTGTGGATTCAGCGCCTGAATGGTCAAAACTCAACCACTGGATTGGCCCTTGATGGGGCGATCACGTCCACAGCCACAACGATCACACTGACCTCCACACTGGGTTTGCCCGCTGCCGGGTTCATCAAAGTGGACAACGAGATCATCAACTACAGTTACATCATCGGTAACGTGTTGTATGACTGTTTCCGTGGCCAGCAAGACACCACAGCGGCTTCACATTTGACAGCAACTGCTGTCTATTGGGCGCAAGTACCCGCCATCACGGTGTGGCCAACCCCTGACAATGCCCAGACGTATCAGTTCGTGTACTGGCGGCTACGCCGCACTCAAGATGCTGGCGGCGGTGTCAATGTGATGGACGTGCCGTTCCGCTTCATTCCTTGTATGGCGGCTGGCTTGGCGTATTACGTTGCTGGAAAAATCCCACAAGGTGGTGAGCGTCTCCCGTTCTTGAAAGCCCAGTATGACGAAGCTTGGGAATTGGCGGCGTATGAAGATCACGAGAAAGCCGCAGTTCGCTGGGTGCCCAGACAGCAGTACATTGGGGGTACGTAATGGCTGAAAAATACAAAAGCGTGCTGGAGAAATACAACGAGAGCTTAAACCGTCGTTTGCCCACTGCCGAAGAAGAAGCGATTGAGCCTGTTTATCCAGAAGAATATTTGGTGGGTGGCCCGGGCAAAACCATTGCATCAGGCTTAATGGGGCTAGGTAAAAAAACAGCAAAAACTGCGGCTCGCCCATCAGCCGCGATTGGAACCAAGGTAAGGGATATCGAGGCCGAAAAAGCCACAACAGAAGCATTTGCCAAAACAAAATGGGGCAAAGCGACCAACGAATACTCAAAGAAACAAGCTGAACAAGCCGCTAAACAACAAGCCAATGCGTCCATCAGTGAAGCCGCTGAACGTGCCGCGCTCAAAAGTGTGGGCAACGTCTATGGAAATGTTGGTTGGGACGCTGGCGCTGATATGGCTGAACAACGCCGAAACGCCGCTGGTGACACATACAAAAAGGGTGGCATGACTGCTTCTCGCCGTGGTGATGGAATTGCTTCTCGTGGCAAGACCAAAGGAAGGTTTGTTTAATGGGTAATCGGTTTGCCAGCGGTAAATGGGCGATTGCTCAATGTGACCGTTGCGACCAGCGGTTCAAGCTCAAGGTTTTGCGTAAAGAAATCATCAAGACCAAGAACTACGATTTGTTGGTGTGCCCGGAGTGTTGGGATCCCGACCAGCCCCAGTTGCAGTTGGGTATGTACCCAGTTGACGACCCACAGGGTTTGCGCAATCCTCGTCCTGATCGAAGCTATTTGCTTTCAGGTACAAGCGGTTTGCAGACCAGTTTGACAGGGGGCACAGGGCCCACTGGCACGGGTACGGTGGAAGCGGGTAGCCGCATCTTTCAGTGGGGGTGGAATCCGGTTGGCGGGTCATCCTTTTTTGACGCCGCCCTCACACCAAATAATTTGGTGTTAGCGGTGGAATTAGGTACAGTATCGGTTGTAACGACATAAGGAGTCGAAAATGGACGCAAAAACAGCAGTTCGCAAGCATGAGAAAAACATGCACCCCGGCAAAACGCCAACCAAACTTCGTGCTGGCGGCAAGACCAACAGCGACATGTTGAAGATGGGCCGTAACTTGGCCAAGATCGCCAACCAAAAGTCCCCCGGACGTAAAGGCTAATCATGGCTGAGTACAAACAACCCAAGGTATATCCTTCTGTGACTGTAGGCGAAGAGCCAGCAAAAGAGACCATGCGTAAAGCAAACGTGTCTGTTGCAAACACACGCAGCCAAGATTACCCACCTGTCAAAACCAGCGGTATCAAAATCCGTGGCACTGGCGCGGCAACTAAAGGCGTGATGGCCCGAGGCCCGATGGCATGACATACACCGAGTTGATCGCCGCTATTCAGTCGTATACCGAGAACACGTTCCCGGAGACGTATCTTGCCAGTGGAGGTACTGTGTCTTCAACGACGCAGTTGAACACCTTTATTGAGCAGGCTGAGCAGCGCATTTTCAACACGGTGCAGTTTCCCTCATTGCGCAAAAACGTGATGGGCATAACTTCAAGCGGCAACAAGTATTTGTCATGCCCCAACGACTTTCTTTCAGCCTATTCGTTGGCTGTGGTTGATGCGGACGACAACTACGAGTATCTGTTAAACAAGGATGTGAATTTCATCCGTCAGGCATACCCAAAACCAACAGATACTGCACTGCCAAAATACTATGCGTTGTTCGGCCCAACAACCACTGATTCTCCAACCCCTGCCATCACAAACGAGCTGAGCTTTATTCTTGGCCCAACGCCTGATGCAGCGTATGACGTAGAGCTGCATTATTACTATTACCCTGAATCAATCACCACAGCGGCTTCTGGTCAAACGTGGCTGGGCGACAACTTTGACACTGTGCTGTTGTATGGCTCTTTGGTTGAGGCATATACCTTTATGAAGGGTGAGCCCGACATCATTGCGTTGTATGACGGCAAGTACAAAGAAGCATTGGCAATGGCTCAACGTCTGGGTGATGGTCTGGAGCGTAGCGATGCTTACCGTAGCGGCCAGTTCAGAGTACCGCCACTGGCGCAGAATAACGGAGTGCGTTAATGGCCTTCACTGGGAATTACTCCTGCAATACCCTGCGTACCGGGCTGATGAATGGCACGATGAACTTTTCATCCAACGTTTTCAAAATGGCTTTGTACACAAATGCCGCAACACTTGATGAGACCACCACAGGCTACACAGCCACTGGGGAAGCATCAGGTGGGGATTACGTGGCTACCGGGCAAGTAATTGCCGCCACCGTTTCTTCTGCAACAACAGCGGCTGGTAGTGTGGTGTACGTCACGTTTGCTTCTCCCGCATGGACTGGTGCAATCACAGCTCGTGGGGCGTTGATCTACAACAGCACCACTGGGGCCGCAGTCTGCGTGCTGGACTTTGGCAACGACAAAACCTCAACTTCAACTTTCACCGTGACGATGCCAGCCAACACAAGCACATCAGCACTCATCAGACTCGTATAAGGAGCAACCATGTTCAAAGAAAAAGCAGAATCAACGGACGCTGTCAGCGCGGGTTTGGTTGCTCGTCCAAACTCTGACGCCAGCGCAAGCGCAGGTGGGGTGTTCCACGTCCAGTGTTTTGACAAAGATGGCAACCTGAAGTGGGAAACCTCGGAACACAACTTGGTTGTGAACCAAGGCTTGCAAAACATGAACACCCAGTATTTCAAGGGCTCTTCATACACTGCCGCACTTTATCTTGGTCTGATTACTGGCCCCGGTTCAGGCATAACGTACGCCGCTTCCGACACACTGGCCTCCAAAGGTTGGAATGAGTTTACCGACTACACAGGGTCACGTAAAGCCGTGACATTTGGTACAGCCACAACAGCAGACCCATCTGTTATCAGCAACTCTGCCTCCCCTGCCACTTTCACAATTTCTGGCGCAGGCGGTGTTGTGGCGGGAGCGTTTCTGTGTACCGTGTCCAGCGGGACATCAGGCGTTTTGTTTTCGGAGTCAAACTTCCAAAGCCCCGGTGATCGCACCGTTGTTGCCAGCGATACTTTGGTGGTTGTTTACGCATTCAACCTTGATGCTGCATAAAAAGTGTTTGCTGATGCGCCGTTTGCTGTTGCCCCGTTTGCTGCCCAAGCGGTAGCGGGTAGAACAGTTTCCGTTGTAATTTCTGAACTTGCAACCGCATCCGAAACATCTTCTGCTTTTGCAACTTTCATTTCATCAATATTAGAGGTTGAAACTGGGTCAGATTCAGTTTCCGTTGGGGCATCCACATTCAATGCCACCATAAACGAATCTACAACAAGCGTAGAAACTGTGGTTGCAGTAGCGGAATTTGCCGCTGTTATTGCGGAACTTGCCACAAGTTCAGATAATTTTTCTTTAGGCCCCTCTACGTTTAATGCGCTTGCCAGCGAAGCTGCGTCTGTGCAGGATTTTAATTACGCATACGTGGTCTTTTTTGCTACCATCAGCGAAGGCGCGGCGGTTGCTGATCAGATAACAGCAAGGTATCTTTGGGAGTTAATCAATGATGCGCAAGCAGCAAATTGGGCGGGCATCAATGACGCACAAACCCCGGGGTGGTCGGAAATCAATAACTCACAATCTGTTACTTGGCAGGTTGTAAAAACCCAAGAATAAGAGGCGTATATGGCACTCGTAGTTAAAGACAGAGTTCAGGAAACGACCACCACTGTTGGTACAGGTGCAGTAACTCTTGGCGGGGCGGTGTTAAGTTTTCAGTCTTTTGCGGCAATCGGCAACGGGAACACCACATACTACGCAATTGTTGATTCCACTGCGGGTGATTGGGAGGCGGGGATTGGCACATACACTGCTTCAGGGACAACGCTTTCCAGAGATACGGTTTTGTCATCCAGTAATGGCGGATCCCTCGTTGCTTTTGGTGTTGGTACAAAAAACGTAATTTGTACCTATCCGTCAGAGCGTGCTGTCTATCTGGACTCCGCTGGCACGTACCCGGTTCAAAATACATTCAACACTTTAAACGCCGCAACTGCCGCCCTGACTGCGGGCACTGTGTCAACAACCCCTTCTGCGGCAAACGATTTGGCAAACAAGTCTTACGTAGACACTGTTGCTGCTGCTGGAATTCACTATCACACACCTGTTTATGTCGAGTCGCCCAACACGGCGGGCAATCTAAACGCAACCTACAACCAGCCCGGTGGCGCTGGGGTTGGTGTTGGGGCTACGCTGACCAACGCAGGAACAAAGGCTGCATTGGTGATCGACGGTATTTTGATGACCACCACCAAGCGGGTCTTGATCTACAACCAGACCAATGCTTATGAGAACGGTGTTTATACGGTCACGACTGTTGGCACACCAGACCCGGGCGGCACAAACTGGGTGTTGACTCGCGCAACTGATGCAGACACATACGCCCCAAGCAGCCCAACTTCTTTGGGCCAAGGCGATGCGTTTTTTGTAACAAACGGTGATACGGGTGCGGGCGAGGGGTACGTTTGCACAACTGTTGGGGCGATTACCTTTGGCACGACAGCAATTACATTCTCTCAGTTCAGTTCTGCGCAGGTGTACTCCGCTGGTACAGGGCTGAATCTTTCCCCATCCACCACATTCAACATCTCCAACGTGGGCACGGCGGGCACATACGGCGCGGCAAACTCCGTCCCAGTCTTCACCACCAACGCGCAGGGGCAAGTGACCAATGTCACTCCCACAAGCATTGCCATCTCTGCGGCGGCGGTATCAGGCTTGGCCCCATCAGCAACAACGGACACAACCGATGCTTCAAATATTACTTCTGGCACGCTCGGTACTTCAAGGTTGTCTGGCAGCTACACGGGCATTACTGGAGTCGGTACTCTTACTGCTGGTACTTGGAACGCTGGGACTATTGCTGCTGGTTATGGCGGCACTGGCTTTGCCTCTTACGCTGTGGGAGATTTACTCTACGCAGACACGACAACGTCGTTGGCGAAACTCGCGGACGTAGCGGTTGGCAATGCCCTGATCTCTGGCGGTGTTGGGGCGGCTCCGAGCTGGGGCAAGATTGGTTTGGCAACCCACGTCAGCGGAACTCTCCCTGTTGCAAATGGTGGCACGGGTGTCACTTCTTCCACGGGCACGGGTTCTGTGGTGTTGTCAGACAGCCCCACTCTCGTAACTCCAGCACTTGGCACGCCAGCAAGCGGCACGTTAACAAACTGCACATTCCCAACACTGAACCAAAACACAACAGGTTCTGCTGGGTCTGTAGCTAATGCGTTGACTGCGGGTACAGGGGTGACCTACAGCTCAGGCACAACGTACAACGGTTCTGCGGCGATCACAATTTCAATTGGTCAAGCGGTTGGCACATCAAGCAACGTGACTTTTGGGTCTGTTTCTGATACTGCTGGAAACGTACGGTCACTTCCGCTGAACAGCCAAACATCGGCCTATATTGTTGCCGCAACAGATAACGGCAAGTTCATTTCCATCACAACAGGTGGCGTGACCATCAACAACTCCATCATGTCTGCTGGCATGGTTGTGACTATCTACAACAACTCAGCCTCAAGCCAAACAATCACCCAAGGTACTGGCGTGACTTTGCAATGGGCGGGGCAATCTTCATCTTCAACTGGCAACAGAACGCTGGGCTTGTACGGCATGGCGACTGTTTACTTCTTGTCCGCATCAAGCGCGGTCATCACAGGTTCAGGGTTGACTTAACATGACGCTGATGTCCATTTTGCTGGGTGCTGGTGGAGCGGGTAGAGTGGCTATCTCCCTCACAGCAACGGGCAACAACTATGATGTTTACACAAACAGAGGGCCTTCATACGTTGCAGGCAACTCAGACATCACCGTGAACGTGCCCGCGCCAACAATCATTGGTTCACCCGCTGTAGGCACATACGCAATGCTTGTACCAAGCGCGTTTAACCCAGCGGATACCGTAACCATCATCAACAATGGCGTTATTCAAGGCGCTGGTGGGGGTGGGGGTGCAGGCAGTACGGGTTACCCAGCAGCTTCCCCCGGTGCAGGTGGCGGGAATGCTCTGTATATAAATAGGCCAGTGACAATCACTAACAATAATATTATTGCTGGTGGCGGTGGTGGCGGTGGCGGTGGGCGTGGGAACGTCGTAGTAGGCCCCGGCGGTGGCCCTAAATCACCGCCAGTCACAAACACTTATGCGGGCGGTGGTGGTGGTGGCGGGGCTGGAACCGTTGCAGGTGCAGGGGGGTCTCCAAACGGTAGTGCAGGAACGTCAAGTACTGGGGGCAGTGGTGGCGGGGGAAGCGGGCCGGGAACAAGCCCCGGGGGTTCTGGAGGTGGGTATGGAGCCGCTGGTTCTGGGAATCCATTGGGGGATACCACTGGTGGGGCTGGCGGGTACTATATTATTGGAAGTCCTTTTGTAACGTGGCCCGCAACAGGATCAAGATACGGAAGTGCAGGATAAGGAAAAACATGAACACACTGTATATGAAAATACAAGGCTTTGACGAGCAGTCTAATTCTTTGCTTGTTTCATTTGCTTCCGACACAACGCAATCACAAAATCCAGATGATTACCCCGCGTATGCCTATCAGCCCGTAAACATGTGGCCTGACATTACCGATCCCGCAGAGATTAAAAAGCGCATTGCTCTTTCGGGCGTCTACCATGCAGAACAACAAGAACGGCATGAAAAGTTTGCTGCCAATTTGATTGCAAGGCAAGATTATAGAAACATGGTTGGTCAAGAAACTTCGTACTCTGTAAACGAGCTTACGCAGCCCGCCGAACCCCAGCCATCCCCTGAATCTACTTTGGTGGTGTTGTAATTATGAAGATGAAACCACACGCAGCTTTTGGCTATGTGCTGATTGAGAATACGTATGCCGATGGCGAGCAATGGAAGTCAGTAATCAACGATGACATTCAAGTCACCACATTTTGGGTAAATGGTTTATTCAAAAACAAGCATCTTTCACTGGGAAGCGAAGACTTTCAAAATCTTGAATCAGGACGCTTGCTGCGACCAGCAGATTACATTCAAGGTGTGTTTGAACACACAGCGGTTGGCGATTGCACAGTTTTTTGTTTTGATCCAAGAATCAATGGTGATCGGAATGCTGAATTTTCGCCATTTATTTTAAAACGTAGCGAGCAAACGGTTTTGCCCAAAGGCACAAAACTCTTTCTGTGTTTTGGCAACATGAATGCAAACGGAAAGGGTATCACACGCCCCACGCAAATTAGCGTTCAGACAAACGATATTTTGGTAGTTGCAGAAAGTGATTGTTATGGGTTGTTGTTTTGATGAAGTACGCAAACAAGCTCAATCTTTCTGTTGAACTGCCGTATCTAAACAAGACATTTCCCATTCTTGGGAAACACGGCATATGGCCCGGAGCCACCAAGCACCATCTTATTAGACGGTATTTGCCACGCAAACAGATTGAGCTTGTCCGAAATGCTTTGCCTGAAACTCTCAAACCTTACCTCAAGGGTGTTAACTATGCGGAGATAACCCTTCTTGGCCCTCACATTCATACAGAGGATTTGTGCGTCATCAACTTCTATCACCGAGTTGGTGGAGAAATAACCGCATTTTGGGAAGGCGCTGTAGAAAGAGATGACAGGTGGTCTACAGATAACGGCAAAGGATACGCCTATGTCAACCCAGACAAAATCACGATGGCTGAATTTTTTAAAGCTGAAGAAGGTGATGTTTGGGTATTAGATACAAGTCAACCGCATTCAGTATCTATTGAAGGGGATACGCGATCTGATGGGCATCAGTATGTGCCAGAAAATGACAGTGTTCGGCTGGTTGTTCAGGCGTACATGAACCTGCCATACATTGATGTCGTAAACGCACTGCAACACAAAATTGTGCAGTAAAGGGGCAAACAATGTGCAACCAACTATCTCAGTTTGCTGTTGAAAAATACGCCCACATTAAAAGCTTTCTAAATTCTGAAGACTGTAAAAAACTGGCGGATGAGTTGAAGCGGTTGGTTGCTCAACAAACCACTATAAAAGATGTACAGTGCCCAAAATCAGAAGCTGTGCATGGGGCAGCGGCGTTTGACAAACTCTTGGTTGATTTGCTGCCGCGCTTTGAAAAGGCTTCGGGCAAAAAACTGTTGCCAACCTACAGCTACGCCAGACTGTACCAACCCGGAGAGAAATTAGAAATCCATACTGACCGGGAAGCGTGCGAAATCAGCGCCACAATCACTTTGGGTTTTGAAGGTAAGGCGTGGCCCATTTACATGGGCGATGAAGGCAGAGCCAACGCAAGCAAGATTAAAATGGCTGTTGGTGATGCCGTCTTATACCGAGGTATAGAGAAGCACCATTGGCGGAAAAAGTTCAAAGGCAAATGGCAAGCCCAACTGTTTTTGCATTACGTTGATGCAGACGGCCCTCATGCCGAGTGGGTTTGGGACAAGCGAAAAAAAGAAAAACCAGCAGAAATGTTGCAATGGTCTTTCACAGATATTTTTACTGCTGAAGATTGCGACTTGATTGTCAAAGCATACTCAGATGAATTGGTAAAAAAAGAACCACCGTTCATAGGCGGAGATTCTGGAACAATTGACTTGAACATCAGAAATGTTCAGCGCGTTCTTATTCCAATCTACAAAGATTTGGGTGCGCAACTTGCAGCCGCTGGCTTGTCTGCAAACAACCAAGCATGGAAGTTTGACATCACACACGCCAACCAAGCTGAGTTTTTAATCTATCCTGCTGGCGGGCGCTATGTTAGCCATGTGGACACTTTTATGTTTCATGGTGAGGAATGCCGCAAACTGACGGTGCTGGCCTTCTTAAATGACGACTTCAAAGGCGGCAAGTTTTACATCCAAAACGGCCACGACAAGTACTACCCACCACAAAGCAAGGGTACTGTTTTGGTGTTCCCCAGCTTCTTTTTGCATGGGGTAGAGCCTGTGGAAGAAGGTACTCGGTATTCAGCAGTTTGCTGGATGGTTGGCAAGTTTTTCAGGTAGGTCAGCAGCCCTTGGCAACATACCCAAACCCGCAGATAATTAACCCAATCAATAAGGAGCAGCCATGAGCAGCACATATTCATCAAGCCTTCGGATCGAACTGATCGGCTCAGGCGACCAAGCTGGCGCGTGGGGAGCAACCACAGACAGCAACTTGGCCTACGTTTTGGATACCGCGATTGCCGGATACCAGACTGTAAGCGTTGCGTCAGCAAACCAAGCCCTCACGCACATCAATGGCCCAACATCTACCTCGGCACTAAATCAGGCTGTGTACGCAATGCTGCGCTTGACCACCAGCACGGGAGCCAACTTTGCCATTTACGCGCCCCCCGCATCCAAGACGTATATTATTTACAACGACAGCGGCTACACCGCCACAATTTACAACTCCACTGTAATTGGTAACACCACGGCGGCTGGCACAGGCATTTCTGTTGCCAATGGGTTGGCCGTTCTGCTTTGGTCTGACGGCACAAACTTCTACAACGTGGATTACAACAGCGCCAAAACAGGAACAGGCTCGGTCGTATTTTCCAATAGCCCAACAATCACGAGCCCAACATTGGTGACCCCGGCTCTTGGTACACCGACTTCCGGCAATTTCAGCACTGGCACATTCACTTGGCCCACGTTCAATCAGAACACAACTGGAACTGCCAACAATGTGGTTGGAACTGTGGCTATTGCAAACGGCGGTACAGGGCAAACAACAGCGGCTACGGCTGGTGCAGCTCTTGGGGCGGTCGGTGTTGGACAGACTTGGACTGATGTCACAAGCTCAAGGGCGCTTGGAACCACATACACCAACAGCACGGGTAGACCAATCATGATTGCGGTCACCATCACAATCCCAAGCCAGTTGAACTCGTATGTAACCTTCAGCATCAACGGAAGCATTGTTGGTTATTTTGGCGCTAATTCTGCGGCACAGCCTGCATTGCTAGATACCACCACTCTCATCATTCCAGATGGTGCGACGTACCGAGTGGCAACCGTAACAGGTTCACCCTCAATTCAGATTTGGTGGGAACTGAGGTAAAAAATTGATCCGATCTCCATACTCTTTGCTGCAAATGCTTGTGTCGCCGCCATCAAGGAAGGTTGTGAGCTATACAAGCAAGCAAAGACATCTTTCATGGAGGTCAAGGCTACGGTTGACGAGGCTATTGGAGTTGCACAGGAGGTATATGGCTTCTGGGACAAACTGGCAAGAATGTTTGGCAGTGCGCCAAAGCCAGCCCCGGTCAAGCCTGTGGCGAAAAAGAAGGAAAAGTATGTTGCCGTTGATGAAACCAAAGTCATGGCAGATGTTGTCGGGCAACTCACTGAGTTTTTCAGACTCCAAGAGCAGCTTGCAGCACACATAAGAGAAGAGGAAGAAAAGAGCAGATCAGTCTACGACCCCGATGCCAACCTGATGGAAGCAGCCCTGAAGAGGGTGATGGCGATGGATCAGATGGCTGCACTGGAAGTGACGATCAGGGAAACGATGGTGTACCAATCCCCGCCTGAAATGGGGGCGCTGTATTCCAAAGTGTTTGAGATGCGGGATGTTATTCAGGAGGAGCAGGAGGCCGCAAGGCTGAAGGAAGAGGCCAAAGAGAGGTTTAAACAATGGCAACGCAAGGAGGAAAAAAGAGACTTCCAAGCAAAGTCAGCGTACCTCGTGGTAACTTTTCTGTTCCTCCTGTACCTTTGGATGTGGTTCCTGTTCGTCGCAAGACTGGGGAAGACGTGATGGGCTGGATTGCTGCTTGTGTGCTGGTTGCCCTGCTTCTCCCGCTGATGGCAATGGTGTATCTGGACAATTTGACGGTCAACAAAAAAGCGGAAAAGAATCTGGAGAAGACTGAAAAACTCCAGCACCAAGTGGAAGAATTGAAGCGCGAAATGGAAAGGAAAAAAGATGAGTAAGCAACTTGAAAAAGACTCCACATACAACCAGTTTGACACCGACCATGATGGCGTGGTGACGGACGCAGAGCTGGCTCGGTCTGAGCGGATGCTGATGATTGAGAACATGGACAAGATGGCCGACCAACAGCGCGTGATGTCTTGGTTTGCGATTATTGCCCCACCTGCTTTGATTGCATTTTTGGCTTCTAGCCTTGTATCTTTGGAGAAGGTCAACGCCCTGAACGGTTTGGCTACCACCTACTGCGCGGCTATGGGCACAATTGTTGTGGCATTCATGGCGGCTCAAGCCTACGTCCGTGGGAAGACTGGCGATGCGTAACCTGCTGTCGGGCCTGATCGCCCTGCTGCTGACATTCGGCGGCGGGTATTTCTACGGCAAACATGTTGAGAAGGAAGTCCAGCAGGCTGAGGTCGAGCGTTTAAATGCCGAGGCCCGGGCCAAGGAAGCTGCTCTGACTACTGCCGTAAACACAACCGCTGACGCACTAAGGAAGACAAATGAGAAAGCCAAGATTGCTGCAAAAGAGCGTGATGCTGCTATCACTGCTGGCACTTACAAGCTGCGGGTTCCTGTCAAAACGACCTGCCCCGTATACACCCCCGCAGATACCCCCGCTCCCGCCGGAGATAGTCCAAGAGAAGCAAGAGCCGAACTTGACCCAGAGGTTGGAAAAGCTCTTTTCGCAATAGCCGAGGAGGGTGACCGGGCGATTGCCAAGCTCAACGCCTGTGTGGAGCTGTACAACAAGGCAAGGGAAGCTCAAAAATGACAATCTACGTTCCTGTGCTGTACATCTGCATGGGAGCCCAATGTGGGTTTTTTCAATCCGAAACCTACACACTGGATGAACAGAACTGCCTGACGGAGATTGAGCAAAAGAAAGCCGACTACCCCAGCGCAAAGATTGACGGTATTTGTGTTGACATCAAAATTAAAAGGAAGAAAGATGAACCTGACAGCAAACTTCACTCTGCACGAACTGACCAAATCAGAGACCGCCCTGCGAATGGGCTTCGACAACACGCCCGGTGAGAAAGAAACCGCAGCCCTGAAGCTCTTGGCTGAGAAAGTCCTCCAGCCCGTACGTGACCATTACGGCAAGGGTGTCAAGGTGAACTCGGGGTTCCGCAGTCCTGAGTCAAATGCGGCGGTGGGCGGATCTCGTACCTCAGACCATTGCCTTGGCCGAGCAGCCGATATAGAAATCCCCGGCGTTGCCAACGCAGAACTTGCTCAATGGATCATGGATAACCTAGAATACACCCAACTCATTCTTGAGTTTTACACCCCCGGCATCCCTGACAGTGGCTGGGTGCATGTCTCTTATGACCCAAGCAACCTGAAGAAACAGGAGTTGACCGCTACCAAAGTGGCTGGTAAAACGCAGTATCTTCCGGGGCTTGTAGCCTAAATCGAGGGTGTTATGCCATTACAGAAACTGCAATTTAGACCCGGCGTCAACCGCGAAGGCACAACACTTGCCAACGAAGGCGGATGGTTTGAGTCCGACAAGGTGCGGTTTCGTTCTGGCTATCCTGAAAAGATTGGCGGTTGGGTTTTAGATACAGGCACATCCGCCTCAACGCTAGAGCCAAGCACTGGCGCTTATTTTGGCGTATGCCGAGCCATGTGGAACTGGCTGAATCTGGCTGGTTACAACTTGTTGGCGGTTGGCACAAACGTCAAGTACTACATTCAAAACGGTACAAACGGTCTCTTATATGACATCACCCCCATCCGCACCACAACAGCGGCGGGGGAGGTTACTTTTTCTGCATCCAACGGCTCCCCCATCATCACTGTTACCGACCCCGGGCATGGGGCGCAAACAGGGGATTTTGTAACTTTCAGCGGCGCGGTTTCTTTGGGCGGCAACATCACAGCCGCAGTCCTCAACGCGGAGTTTCAAATTACCTATTTGAACTCCAACCAGTACACCATCACAGCGGCTGTAAATGCAAACTCCAGTGACTCTGGTACAGGCGGGGCTTCGGTTGTTGGGGCGTATCAAATCACGTCCGGCAATGAAATCTTTACCCAAAACGTGGGGTGGGGCGCTGGCACTTGGGGCGGTATTATTCTTGGCACAGCAACAAACCAACTTAACGGAGCCATAAACGATTCCGTCACCACAATTACAGTGGACGACACAAGCGCGTTTACAGCCGCCGGAAACATCCTGATTGAGTCAGAAACAATCTCTTACACAAGCAAAAACTCAACCCAGTTTTTAGGATGTACCCGTGGGCTGAGTGGCACGGGTTCAGGCGCAGCGGCAAGCCATGCGGACAATACTGCTGTTGTGCAGTCCACCACCTTCACAGGATGGGGCCAAGCTGCGCCAGCAGGTCAGGGCATCGGCCAGCAACTGCGCCTTTGGAGTCAGACAAACTTTGGTGAGGATTTGGTGTTCAACCCCAGAGGTGGTGCGTTGTACTACTGGGCAAACGCAGCGTCTCCCAACACGTTCAACCGTGGGCAGTTACTTGGCCCCGGCGCAACAATCACAACCAAAGCAGGCTCAATTTCTATTGATTCGTCATGCCCCACGATTGCCAATTACGTAACTGTGTCAGACGCGTCTCGTTTTGTAATTGCGTTTGGGTGTACTGACTATGGCAGCTCCGTGCAAAATCCAATGCTCATTCGTTGGTCTGACCAAGAAAGCATTTCTACATGGGCACCATTAGCAACAAACCAAGCAGGCAGTTACACACTGAGCCACGGTTCACAAATTGTGACGGCAATGCAAACCCGGCAAGAAATTTTGGTATTGACTGACTCTGCCATTTATTCCATGCAATACCTCGGCCCACCATATGTGTGGGGCTTCCAGTTGATGGGGGACAACCTCTCCATCATGGGGCCAAACGCTATTGCAACGGCGAACAACGTGACCTACTGGATGGGCACGGACAAGTTCTATATGTACTCAGGCCGGGTGGAGACTTTGCCTTGCTCGCTTCGGCAGTACGTATATAACGACATCAACTTGACGCAGTCTTTTCAATTCTTCGCCAGCACCAACGAGGGATACAACGAAATCTGGTGGTTCTACTGTTCTGCCAACTCAACCACCATTGACAAGTACGTCATTTTCAACCATCTTGAGCGCACTTGGTATTACGGCACGTTGGCACGTACATACTGGCTCGACAGCCCTCTTCGCTCTACACCCATGTCGGCTGGGTACAACGGGCAGTTAATCTATCAAGAGAGCGGTAATGATGACGGCACAACAAGTCCTCCTTCACCTATTACGGCTTACGTGCAGTCCTCTGACTTTGATATTGGTGACGGCCACAATTTCGGCCTTGTTACTCGCATCATTCCCGACGTGACATTTGACGGTTCGACTGTGAACAACCCATCGTTGGACTTCACTGTGCGGCCACGCCAGTTCCCCGGAACAAACTACGGCACTGCGGATACACCCACCGTCACCAGCACACAGAACTACCAGAACCAACGGTATTACACCGTGCAGCAGTTCACTGAGCAGGTGTTTGTGCGTATCCGTGGGCGACAGATGGCGCTCAAAGTTATATCAAACGACCTTGGTGTGGCATGGCAGTTGGGCGTGCCTCGTATTGATACCAGACCAGACGGGCGGCGTTGATGGCATTACCTACCTTTAAGACTCAACCCCTTATTGCACCGCAGCAGCCTCGGCTGTTGGCGGCTCCAATTCAATACGATGCGCAGTACCAAGAGCAGTACTCCAACGCTTTGCGGCTGTATTTCAATCAGCTTCAGAACTTCAATCAGCTCTTTACAACCAATACTGGCGGGGCACTGCTTCAATTTCCAAATGGCGCGTTTCATCAGGACGGCACTACGACACTGACTGCCGCCATGACCAACGTGTCAACAACAGACATTCAAGTTGCCTCTACTGCACTTTTTGCATCCGCAGGGCATTTGCTGATTGGCACGGAATTGATTGCCTATACGGGCAAAACAAGCACCACGTTTACAGGCATTACTCGGGGCGTGTACGGCACAACAAACGTAGCACACTCTATTGGCGATGCGGTAACAGAGGCGCTTGGCGTGGCATCCTCAACCACCTCGGTTGCCATCCCGTTTGACACAACAGATACAAGCAATGGCGTTTCTACCGACACCATAGACAATTCAAAAGTGGTGTTTGATGTAGCGGGGTATTACAACATTCAGTTCAGCGCACAGCTTTTGAATTTCACCACATCGGACGATAACGTGACTTTCTGGTGGAAGCAAAACGGTACGGATGTTGCATACAGCGCGGGCGTTCAAGCAGTACCCTCTAAGCACGGGTCAACGGCTGGCGCGGCAATTGTGTCTTGGAATATCGTACTGCCCATACAAGCAGGAGATTACATCCAGCTCTACTACGCATCGGAATCCGGCAACACAGTAACCGCAACTTACCCCGCCGGAGTTGCTCCAGTCCACCCAGTTTCGCCATCTGTCATCCTGACCGCCACATTTGTGTCTGCGCTCTTCCCATGATAGTATCAACCAACCCCCGTTATAAGAGGCAAAAATGAGCCTGCACGCTGCCGCCCAACACCTTTCAGATCAAGGCCGAGGCCCTGATAATACGCTCGTCCACATGTCTCGTGACGAGGTAAAAAGCCTGAACGACTTGGCAATGGCTCACGGCGGTCACCTGACTATCAACCCAGAGACTGGCCTGCCCGAAGCTGGCTTTCTGTCCAGCATTTTGCCAATGGTTGCTGGCGCTGCTTTAAACGCATATGCCCCCGGTCTGGGCACTATGGGGTCTGCGTTGTTGACTGGTGCAGTCACTGGAATGGCGACTGGCAATTTAAACAAAGGCTTGATGGCGGGCTTGGGTGCATACGGCGGCGCTGGGTTGATGGGTGGGTTCATGGGCGCTGGCGCTGATGCCGCAGCGGGGGCGTTGAGTGCAGAAAATGCAGCTACCGCAGCCAATATGGGTGAGTACGCCAACGCACGGGATTTGCTGATGGCTAGAAATTCCGCCCCTGCAATGGAGATGGCTTCTTTGTCACCGGGGGATTCTGCATTGGCTGGGCTTAAAGGGCTAGGAACCACAGAAGGGCGTGAAGCCTTTATGGGCAATATTGGTGGTGGAAAAGGACTTTTTAAATACGGTGCGGCAGCGTTGGCCCCATCTGTCTTGGAGGCCATGAAAGGAGAGCCTCCCAAAACCACTCCCGTAGACAAAGACCCCGGACAAAAATACGTTTACTCCCCCGGTAGGGTTAACCCTACTCCAACTCCTGACCCATATGGTCGGGAGCAACGGTACTTCAATTCAACCTACACGCCCATCTATGCTGGCGGTGGCGCGGTTGAACAAATGTCCAATGACAATGCCATCGGTGCTAACACGGGGTATCCAATGGCGGATATCAGCAAAGGTGCATACGCAACACCATACCAAACACCCATCTCACGCAACGTGGTTGGTGGGGCATCAGATACTGGGGTTAACCCAATGACTGGCGAAATGAACTTTGCGGACGGTGGAGAAATTCCAAACCCGGGAGCGATAACTCAATATTCGTACGACCCAACTTCACAGTCATACATCAAAATTGAATCTCCGTCAGAGAAAACCGCACAGACGGCAGAGATGGCTGCTCGACAAGGCGGTAATAGCGCAGCACCGATGTCTGACGCAGCGTTTGCTGCTCAGCAAGCTCAAGGGGAAGCAAACGCCCAAGCTTTAGGCACTACGGGCGAAGCAATGTCCAAAGGTTTATTGGGTTTATTGAACCAAGCGCCACTTGCCGTGCAGATTGCGCAAAGCGTCCTTGGCACTTTAGGTTTGACTGGCAACGCTTCTGGGTTTGGCGCTCCCGGAGCAACTTCTGGTAACGCGGGGGCAATGGGTTTTGGCCCAAGTGGTATGGCTGCTGGGGCTACATCTGGTGGCGGTAGTTCTTCTGGGGCATCTGGGTTGAGTGGCGTTGGAACCAGTGCAGGAGTTGGGTTTGGCGCACCCGGTGCGGCATCAGGTAATGCTGGGGCTATGGGGTTTGGTGCAAGTGGCATGGCTGCTGGTGTTGGCGCTGGTGCGGCAAATGGTGGTTTGATGGCTGCGTTTGCAAATGGTGGCTCGCACCTTGGGGATTACTCCGATGGTGGTCGATTGCTGCGTGGCCCCGGTGATGGCGTATCTGATTCCATCCCTGCAATGATTGGTAAGAAACAACCTGCTCGTTTGGCCGACGGTGAATTCGTGGTTCCCGCCCGTATCGTTTCTGAGTTGGGCAATGGCTCAACTGAGGCTGGCGCACGCAAGCTGTACGCCATGATGGACAGGGTTCAAAAGGCACGTGGTAACACGACTGGCAAAGGCAATGTGGCTAAAAATAGCCGCGCTGACAAGTACTTGCCAGCATGAGAATGGCGTTGGTTCCACCCGGTTCGGTGGCAGGGGTCATACCTTCCTTGCTGCCTTACTTGGTGAAATCACAAGAGTGGACACGGGGGCGTGCCACTGTTGACGACATTTTGCGGTTTGTATTGAGTGGGCAGATGCACTTGTGGATTGGGTTTGATGATGAACAAATTTATGGCCATGTCATAACTGAAGTTAAAACATACCCTCGGTGCAAGATGTTGACGGTGCAGTATTGCGCTGGTGAACCAAACCACATGCAATATGTGGAAGAAGAAATGTTCGACCTGCTTGACAGGTTTGCTAAGGACGCCGGGTGTTCCGGTATTGAATTTGTTGGACGCCCGGGCTGGAAAAAATCCGCTGATGCCCACGGGTTTGAGGTACAGAGTGTCATGTACCAGAAGTTTTTCTAAGAGGCCAATATGGACTTACTGCGCGAAAAAAGAAAATTACTCCCTTTAGGCAACCCACAGGATTCTGGTGGCGGTGGCGGCGGTGGTACATCTACCCAAACCTCAACGACTGACCTGCCTGAATGGGCGCGTCCGTATGCCAAAGATATCCTGTCAAAAGGGGCTGCGCTTACAGATATTAACAAAAACCCATACCAGCAATATGGTGCTGAACGTATTGCGGGCTTTCAGCCACTACAAGAGCAAGCGTTTAAAACTGTTGGTGGCATGGATGCTGGCCCACAAGGGTTTCAACAAAACGTTGGCGCGTACATGTCCCCCTATATGCAAAATGTGGTGGACATTGAAAAACGTGAAGCTGGCCGTCAATCCGGCATCATGGGCACGCAACAGCAAGCACAGGCTACACAGGCAGGTGCTTTTGGCGGCGCTCGGGATGCAATTCAACGTGCAGAGCGCGAACGCAATCTTTCCCAGCAAATGGGAGACATCCAAGCCCGTGGCTCACAAGCTGCGTATGAGCAAGCTGCCAATCAGTTCCGCCAAGGCATCACACAGCAATCTGGGTTGGCGCAGCTTCAAGGCACTTTGGGCGCTCAACAGCAACAACAAGCTCAGCGTCCTTTGGATGTGGCATATCAGGATTTCCTGAACCAACAAAACTACCCATACAAACAGTTGGGCTTCATGTCCGACCTACTCAAAGGCACACCCACTGGGTCGTCTTCAACTGTCAATATGTACCAACCTGCTGGAAGCACAATTGGGCAGCTTGGCGGTTTGGGCATGGGCTTGTACGGCCTATCCAGAATGGGCGCATTTGCTGAGGGTGGCGAAGTGGATTCTTATGCTGAGGGTGGTGTGACCAGCCAAGGCAACGTTGAGAACATCCTGTCAAAACTGAGCGATCAACAGCTTGCCGCTGCTCGTGAAGCCGCCATGAACCGCCGTGATGTTGGCCAGTTGCAGATGATTGAAGCTGAATTGGCAGAACGTGCTTCTATGCGTAATGGCTTGGGCGCTGGCATCACTGACCAGTATGCTGACCACTTGACGGAACAGTATGCCGATGGTGGCATCGTGGCGTTTGCTGACCGTGGCGCTGTGGTTGACCCTGATGAGCTGACTCCAGCGGATTACAACATACCCTCTCTGTCACAAATCAGAGATTTCTTGACTCCAAAAGCCGCCTTGGAAAACCGCCAACGGTATGAAAAAGGCTTGGCCGAACAAAAAGCACCTGCTCCCAAACCACCCACAACATCTCAAGCGGGTGCAGGACGCGGCTCATATAAAGGGTACGACGCTAAATCAGACATCAAAGTTCCAACAGCAAAAGCTGAACCCAAAGTTGCCAAAGAAGCTCCAATCGAAATCCCAGCGGGTATTAGAGCTGTCGCTGCTGAAAGGGGTTTTTCAGAAGCTGATCTCTTTGCATCTATGAAACGCATGAAGGATTATTTGAAGTCTGAAAATTCTGAAGAACTCAAAGGTCTTCAGGACATGATTGACAAACAATCTGGCAAGTCCAAAGAAATCAAAGAGCAAGCCTTGGGTAAAGCCTTGGCTGAGTTTGGTTTTGCAATGGCCGCAGGTGCTGCGAAGCCCGGTGCTAGATTCTTGGAAAGCGCCGCAGGTGCTGCTCCAACATTGTCTGCCTCCGTTGCGGAAAGTCAAAAACTCATGCAAGCTGCTGAGGAAAATGCGGCGCGTTTGCAAGTTGAGTACACCAAGTACAAAATTTCTTTGGACAAAAACGATACAAGCGCAGCTATTCAACACGCCAGCAATGTCCGTCAGTTGGAAATGGCACAGCAGCAAATCAATCTCAAGAGACAAGAGCTTGTAAACCAAGCCGCATATCAGCAAGGTTCTCTTGGCTTGCAGAAACAAGCCATGCAGCAAAAGACCCAGCAGTTCAATCAGTTGTTGGGGGTCAAAGGACTGGGGGCTGTGGCTCAAACCAAGCAAGCGGAAGCACGTTCGGCTGACGTTCGCCGCAGAGCCATTTCTGATTTTGACAACGCCAACCGCCGCAAACAAGCGGAGTTGGTAAAAGAACTTGGCCCCATGCAAGGACAGTATCAATACACCCAGTTACGCAACCAGTACGTCAATGACGTGATGCAGCAAAATGCGGACTCAGCCGTATCTTCGGCAAGTGGCGGCGCACGCTCTGTGTTTGATTTCCTTCAAGAATAATCATGCCAACAATCATTAAGTTTCCAAAGATCGGGGATGTTTCATTCCCTGATGGGCTATCCCCCGAACAGTTCCAGTCACTGGTAACGAAGCTTGCGGAAAAATATGATTTTCCGGTTCCAAAACCTGAAGCCACGCTTGGCACAATTTTCAAACGTGGTGTGATGCGCTCTTTGGGAGAAACAGGTATCGCTTTGACCGATACCCTCCCAGCAATGGCTGGCAGTGCGTTGGGCTTTGAGGACTACGCCAAGAACCAAATGGGTGAAGCGCAGGCCAGCCGCGAGGAGTTGGAGCGCAAGTACCCCACACGGTTCAAGTCATACAAAGAAATCTCCAGCCCGTTTGAAGCTATTGAATACGGTACAGAAACTTTGGGTGAACTCGTACCCACTGCGGCTACCGCGATTGTTCCCGGTATTGGTGGTGAAGTATTGGGGGCACGGGCTGCTGGTCAGGCGGCGCTGAAAGCCGCAACTGCGACTGGTGTTCCTACCCGCGCTGCATTGGCGGGTGTTCAAAAAGCTGCGGAAGCTGGTGGTCGTGCTGGTATGTATGGCGGTGTGTACTTGGGCTCATACGCCCAAAATGCTCCTGAAATCTTTGAAGGCATTTACCGTGAAACTGGCAAGTTTGAACCCACACTCGCTGCATTGACTGGTGGCTTGAGCGCCGCGCTGGACTCTGTTGTGCCCGGTAACGTGCTGAATACGCTCGGGCCATATGGAAAGTTGAAGGTCATCGAGAAGCTGGCCAAAGAATCTGGCGCGGCCCCCAAAGTGTGGAAGTCGATTGGCGCTGCCGCTACCAAGTCTGCCGCCGCAGAAGGTTTGACTGAATCCGCACAAGAGACCATCGGTGCCTATGCAGAACAAGTTGCAGGGAGCAGTAAAGAGCTGCTTGGCCCTGAGAACATCCAACGGTACAAAGAAGCGTTTGTCAAAGGCGCAATCGGTGGCGCAGGGTTTGGTGTGCCCACAGGTGTGTCTGAATATCGCACAGCCAAGAAAGACATTGCGACCACCAAGGAAGCCCAAGAAGCCCTTGATGCGCAAGCACGGGCAGAGGCTGCGGCACAAGCCGCACGTGGCCCCACGGCACTCCAGCAACAAATCGAGGGGCAGTTCCCCAAAGCTGGTCGCACTGCTGAGGACATGGAAGCTGCCATTGCAGACAACGAGGCACGCAAAGCGCGTGAGATCGAACTCAATGCCTTGGCTTCGCGCATGGATGAGTTGCGCCCCGGTTCACAGGCATACGCTGACTTGGAAGTTCAAGTACAAAAAGCCAAAGACGAGATTGCCGCCATCGACGCCAAGAAAGCCGCTGAGAGTGCGTTCTCAACTGCCAAGCCCACACCGGGTACTGGCGGCATGTTTGCCCCCGGAGTCGAGAAAGCGCGGACTGAACGCAAGGTCAGCCAAGAGCAAGGTATGCGTGGGTTTGCCTTTGGCGACATGGGGGCAACGAACGCCCCTGCTGACCCAGTGACCGTTGATGTTCTCAAGGCACTGCGTATTCCAGCCACATCGAAACTTGGCAACTCGTTACTTGGCTTGGACATGGCAACACCTGATGGTGTGCGCCAATTCATCCAGACAATTGAAGACCCATCCAAAGTGGGGATGACCAACGTCAACGAAGAAAACTACGCCAAGGTTTTGGACAGCCTGTATGCTGATGGTCGTGGCAAAGAAGTTGAGCAAGCCCGTGCGGAAATGAAGGCTGAGGTTACCTCGCCAACAAAAGCCAAGCAACAAGCCGCCACTCGTGCATTTGCCTTTGGAGATCAAAATGTTGCAGAACCTGTCATCGACACAAGTGGAGGAAGCACTGGCGTGGTTAGCGAACCCGTTGCAGGAACCACCACCGAAACCCCTGCAACATCTGAACGAGATGGAGTGGTTTCTACTGGGAAGAATGTTGGAGAGCTTGCTGTCGGAGAAGGACAGCCAGCCGTTGCAGTAAGCGAGGTATCTGATGAAGCTGCTCCTGTTGTCACTGCTCCTGCTGCTCCTGCCACTCCCGTGGTTGCTAAAGGACGAAAGAAGGCTCCTCGCACGGCTACTGAAATTGCCACTGCCGAAGAAGGTAAAGCACCGACTGTTGGTACGTTTGCTCAAGATTTAGCCATTGCCCAAGAGAAACTGGGCAAGAAGGGCAAGCTGACCCAAGAAGAAAAAGACGCCAAAGCATACTTTGGCAAAGTCCTTCCTGAATTGGCATTGAAATCAATTGCCAATGACTTGGTGTATCAGCCCACTGCATACCGTAATTCCAAAATGACTGCGTTCAAGGGTGAACCAGAAATGACATTTGGCACAAAAGCCGAAGCTGAGTTTTTCAAAGGGCAAGGTGGTATACATGCAAAAAGAGCTGCTGAGTGGGTTCGTGCAAACATGTCAAAAGAAGCTGTCAGCTTCTTGGACAAGCACATCAAACTTTATGAAAAAGAAAACCAACGAAGCCAAGCTGCGGCTGCAAAGCTGGAAAAACAGCAAAAGCTGAAAAAGGCTACCAAAGAACAAGTCAAAACAGAGAAGCAATCTGAAAAGAAAGCCTCTGTGCAGGAAGTCATTGATGACATGTACTTTGGCGAAGCAACCGATGAGTCCTTTGATGACATCGTGAACGATGGTCGTGGTCGGTATGACGCATCCCCAGAGACTGCCGCACTGCACACTGAGGCACACCCTGCGGTTCTTGAACTTTTGGCGCGAGGTGATCTGGTTGGTGCTTTGGAAGCCTTGGCTGACAGCCCCTCCTCAGAGTTTGCAGGCAAGATTGCTGGTGTGTTGTCCAAATTGATGGGCAATGTGAAGCTGGTGTACGGCGCAGAGAAAGCCCAGTACGACCCAGAGACCAACACAATCTACCTGCCAAACAACGCCACCGAGTATGAAATCCTGCACGAAGCAGCTCATGCTGGCCTGTCGCACATCATTGCCAACCCTTCACATCCTGTGACTCGCCAGTTACAGCAGATTTTTGATGACGTGAAGGCGGACATTGACGGTGCATATGGTGCTAAGGACTTGCAAGAGTTTGTGGCTGAGTTCTGGAGTAACGATGCGTTCCGCACGCAGCTCAGTGAGAAGTACGCTCCCGGCAACAAGTTGTCCATCTGGGGCAAGATTATGAACGTCATCCGTCGGGCGTTGGGCTTTCAACCTAAAACATCTGAGAGCGTGACAGATACGATTGACCGTTTACTCAATGACATAGTGAGTGTGCCCCCCGATCAGCGTGTGGGTAACACCTTGTACTCACAGTCAATCCACACTCCCAACATTGCAGAAAGAATTTTCAACGGCACTGACCACATCATCAATAACCAAACACTGGTAACCCCTGATCGTGCCGCTGAAATCCTTGGTTCTTTGGAGAAGACTGGCCTGTCCCTGCGTGCGTTTTCACAGAGGTTCTTGAACCTGTCAGCCTTGGGTCAGGTCGGCGCTAAGTTGGTTGGCAAATCTTCGATTGAGTTTGCGGACAAAGTAAACGAAATGGCTGGGTACTATCAGAACCTGTCCACCAAACTGCAACCACTGAAAGAACGTTTGCAGGAGTTTTCCCAAACTCAAAACTATGACTTCTGGTGTGATTTGGTAAACGACTCCACGCTGGAGGACGTAAACCCTGCCGCCCCACGCAGTAAATACACAGGCAGTCCTGAGAAACTGGCCGCATGGGATGACCTGCACAGGCGGTACAACAGACTAACTGAACCTGAGAAGAAGCTGTACAACGACCACTTTGCCTCGTTCAAGGTGCTGTTCAAAGAGTTGAAGGATTCAATCCGCAACCACATGGATGCCACCTTTGAAGACAGCAATCAGGCGATGACTGCGTACCAAAAGATCATCGACCAGATCACCAAGATGGGCATCGACCACTACTCGCCGCTGTTCCGTTCTGGTGAATACTGGATGCAGTACGTGGATAAAGACACGAATGAAACCGTGCAACGCCTGTTTGATACCCAAGCTGAACGCCGCCTTGCAAAAGCCAAAGCGGTGGAGGATGGGCATACTGGCATCGAAGAATACTCACGTGTTGAAGGCATGAAGCCACGGAATGTTCCACGTGGAACAGTGGCCGCACAGATCGTCAAAATTATGAAGGATGGCGGTGCAGAAGATGCCGCTGTTGAGAAGTTCCTTGAACTGATCGTCAGTGCGTTGCCTGAGACCAGCCTGCTGAAGTCGTTCCAAACCCGTAAGGGCACCCCCGGCTATGAGCGTGATGTGGCAAAAGCTTTTGCCAGTGTGACTGACCGCACAGCACGTCAGCTCTCCCGGATGCGGTACAACGAACCCCTGCAAAAACTTTTGGACGATGTGAAAGAAAAGGCAGCTCTGCTGCGCGGGGATGACGCTGTACGTGCCAAAGAGTTGTGGCAAGAGTTGGAAGCTCGTCGTGAGTTTGCCATGAGCCCCACGTTTGCTGACTGGGCACGGTTGGCCAGCTCCAGCGCGTTCTATTTCAACTTGGCAGGTAACGTCTCATCCGCAGTGGTCAACACCACCTCAGTGCCTTTGATCGTTCTGCCACAGTTGGGCGGTGTTTACGGGTTCACCAACGCGGCCCGTGCAATTCTGGCGGCTACCAAGTTGTTTGGAGGAAGCGGCATCACCCGCAAGATCGTGGATATCAATGGGCAAGAGGTTGAGCAACGTGGCCCTGTCCGTGTCGGCCTGTCCGTTGAGAACCTGATCGGTAATGGCAAGTTGCCGCAGTACAAAGAACTGTTTGGGCGTTTGGACAAGCTCGGTCTGTTGGTGGAGTCAATGGCACATGAAGCCCTTGACCCAAAGAGTACCGAAGGTATCGCCCAGAAAGTTGCTGTGTTGTCAGCCTCCATGTTCCACCAAGCCGAACGCTACAACCGTGAGATCACGGCAATTGCCGCTTATGAGTTGGAGATGGCCAAGAGTGGCAACCAAGAGAAAGCGATTGAGAAAGCCATCCGTCTGGTGGAGTTTGCGCACGGTGCGGGTCATACTGAGTCCGGGCCAAGCATCGGTCATTCAGACATAGGTAAAGTTCTTACCGTGTTCAAGCGATTTGGCTTCACCATGTACTACATGTTGTTCAACACCATCAACCGTGCGCTCCCCGTCAAAGGTGCAACGGGGGAGAAGTTGGAAGAAATTAAAGCCGCCCGTAGGCAGTTGGCTGGTATCTACTTCATGTCGGCGCTGTTCTCTGGTGCCAAGGGTTTACCCTTGTATTGGATTGCCGAAGCCGCATACAACGCCCTGCAAGATGACGATGACGAAGATTTTGACACCGTGATGCGCAGGTACTTGGGTGAGATGGCGTTCAAAGGCCCGGTCAACTATTACACCAACCTCGGCATTGCTGACCGTGTGGGCTGGACTGACCTGATCTACCGTGAAAACAAAACCGACAAAGCAGATGCCAGCGCCCTGAGTGGCATTGTGGAGGCAGTGCTTGGCGCACCGTACGCCATCGTCAACAACTTCTTCCGTGCCAAAGAACTGATTGCAGACGGGCATATGGAGCGCGGCATTGAGGCCATGTTGCCTATCGGCATCCGCAATGCGTTCAAGGGTGTTCGTTACGCCACCGAGGGTGTGAACACATTACGTGGTGACCCAGTGATGGGTGAAGTCAACGGTTACAACGCCGCCATGCAGGTGCTGGGCTTTGCCCCTGCTGACTTGCTGGCTCAATACGAGACCAACGCATACGCCAAAAAAATGGGTGACGAAGTGCGCAAACAAGAGAAATCCCTGCTCAAGAAATACTACGTGGCGCAACGTGAGGGCGACTATGACCGTGCCAATGAGCTTGAGGACAAACTGTATGCGCTGGGTGAGAAGTACCCTGAGCTTGGCATCACTGGCAAAACCCTGACGGCCTCAGTCAAGGCACGGGACAAAATCTCTGAGGAGATGTACCACGGGGTTCAGTTGGATAAGAAACTCCGCCCCCGCATTGAGGAAGCCATCAAGGAACTTGAGGACTGAAAAAAACCCCCGGTGTTTAGCCGGGGGTCTAGGAGTAGCAACGCAAAGGAGAGAGGAGATCAGTTGCTAGGCGAACTCTAGCATAAGATCAATTTACCCGCCAGAACCTCACCCCCTGCGTACCACGTTCTAGGCAAAAGCGAAACTTGATCTTCATGTTCCGCACGTGAGCCGCCCTCTGTATATCCTTCGCCAACTTGTCAGGTGTTAACGTTGGGATATAAAAAGAACTTCCCACTACAAACTTGTGCCATTCGATAACTACTGGCACATCGCTATTGTAAATCGTCATTGGATGGTGAATGATGGGGCGTGCTGTCTTCAGGGTCAAGCACTGTTGCTTTTGCGCAATCAATGACCAATGAACTCACAGCAGGTGTGGTCATATCTGAACCTCGGGACAAACACTTCTTCATCACGCCCAGCCCAGCGCCGATGCTGTTCAAGTCATCCGTCAACGCTTTGTAAGACACTTGGTTCTCACTGCACCACTCTCGCAGTGCCTTGATGCTGATGAACAGATGCTTCGTGTCAGGTTCGTATCGGGTGATAAGTTCACCACGGGGTTCCCGCACTGGCACTTCCATGAGCCCAGACCGTTTGTCGGACGTGCTTTTCACAATCAACATATTGTTGTTGTGGGCGTTGAGGAACAAGCCCAACTGAGCAAGGGGGCCAGCCACACCGGGACGCACCTCAACACGCATGGAGCCAATGGTCTTGACTGCCCAGTCGTACACCTCGGCCACGTCAATGTTGTGCAGACCCAGCTTCTTGGTGATGAGCCCTGCGGTGAGCGCACATGCGGCTGTGGCAGACCAGAACCGTTCACGCTGTGTAATCCCTGCCGCTTTGTCAAACTTGCGCTGGATTTTGCCCAGCATGTTGATGACCTCGGGTAAGTTCGTGAGCACGTACCGCATGAACACGTCACCAGCCACGCCATAGTTCTCGTACATGCCGTTGAACGCTTCGTCAGACTCAGCCTTGGACATGCTGTCGTTCTTGGAGACGTTGAACTCCAGTATCCGCATCAGCTCGCCCTCTGGAAAGTCCTTGAGGTTGAACAACTGATCGTATAAGCTCTTGTTGCCTGATGTAATTGCGATCAACGCCCAGCGCAGTGTGTTGCTCCGTTCAGCATTGGTTTGGGATTGCATACGGTTACGCCCCCGCCCGTGCGTGATGCTGTACGCCATGTTGCTGACTTCCTCATCAGCCATGTTGGTCAGCTCGTCAATCGTGGCGGGAATGTTGCCCAGCACCGATACACGGTGCATCCTTGCCAAATACTTGTCCTCCTGATTCAGCAGGGTCTCGACTGGACGCCCCCAAATGCTGTTGACCATGTACTGGATGGTCGTTTTACCTACACCAGAGCCGTTGTTGGTCAGGTGGATGATTGAGCCACTGAGTTTGGTGAACTTGAACAGGGCAGACCCAAACCCTGCAAACAGGGTGAACGCCCGAACCTCATTGCCTTTCTTGGCATAGTTGTTGGCAACTTTTGACCACTCGCTGACAGTGCCCTTCTTCGTGTACATGGTGGACAGTTCTGCGGTTGCTGTGGATGACGGGCTGTAATTGACTCCCGCCGCCGTGATCTCACGGTTGCCCACGATGAACTTGGTGTCGTTGTCGCACCAGCCAAACTGTTGACGTGCCTTCTCAGCCTCAGAAACTTGTTGCAGTTCGTTCACCCATCTAGTTACATATGCCATGATGTTGTCCAGTTTTTTGTTGTATGCAGTGACGCCCTGATATGCCAGCACCTCACGGAATTTATCCTTGGACAGCACACTCGCCAACGGCGCAGAAAACTCACGTATGCCATCTTTGGGCATGTGCAGTCGCATCCAAAGCGACTCACCAGCATCAGGGTCGGTCAATCGTTTGACCACGTAAAAATCATACTCATATACAAGAATGTCGCGGTCTTCGTCGTCATCCTCATCATCTTTTTTCTTTGGTTTGTCTGAGGGGATGCCCTTACGGTACACGCCGCCATTCTTGCCACGGAAATATGGGAATGGGTATGAGGGAATCTCAACCGTGATCTCCTCCTCCAGCGTGGCGTTGCGCATCACCACAATGTTGTCTTCTGCGGTAGCCGCCGCGATCTGTGCGCCAATCTGAATTGGTGAAGTAAGTTTGCCTTTGTTGGGGCAGTCGGCGCACAGCTCTGGGTTCAGCCCAGAAAACGTGGCGCACTTGTAGGGTTTGCCAATCAGGGCATCTGCTTTTTCTTTTGTATCTTTGGGGTCGTATTCCTCATGGGCATGAGAAATCTTGTGGATAGCCAGCTCACCGTCTTCACAGTTCACGGCGATGGACAGCCCTGCTCTCCATAACGGTTCTTCAATCTCGCTCTGGTTACGGTAGATGTGTACAAGCTGTGCGCATCCCTTGCCATCTGCGCTCTTGCGCATGATCGTGCCAAACCTTGAGATGCTGTTACCCATCAATGCGCGGGTGGTGGCATCCATTGGTTGGCGATGTGTGGGTGCGGCGAATGGCAGTGCTGGGTCAGCTTCCTCAGTACCTGCACCTACGATGGCTTGGAACTTTTCAAATGCAACGGGTTGTGACGTGACCAGTACATCAACGGGTTTGGGTGGGGTATCTTTGTAATTCAGGGTTTCTGGGATACGAAGTATCCGTGCCGCATCCGCAGTAACGGATGGGTCAGCATGTAGGTTGTATGCCGAGCAGAATTTCTTGAACGCTTCGGCTGTGGGCTTCCAGTCGTTGTAGAAGATTGATTCGGTCAGTGTCCAGTATGCGTGGATGCCACGTCCTGAGTTGACCAGTGTGGGTCTTGGAAGTCCAGTGTCCTTAACAAACTGCCGTAGGGCGTCGATTGCTTCCGCTTGGGTTGGGTATGGTTTTGATTCCCCGCAGTCCAGATCAAGCCAAAAAGCCTTGAACCATTTTGCATTTTGTGCTGTACGCCCTTCATTGGCGTTCAGATACTTGGCACATCCGAAATACGCATCGTATCCCTGTGCAATCAATCCATCTACCACCCCGTCGATTTCTTCGATGGTTTCTACAAATGTTTGTCGTGGCGCACCTTTCTTCAATCCAACAACGCAATACATGCCGTCGTCGGCAAGCACTGCGGAAAGAAAGGGAATCCGTGTTGTCATTGTTCGCTCTTGTGATGCACATTACCTGCTGGCGACAGGCAATGGTCAGGTTTGGTTTTCTTTAAGTTTTTTCGTGATCTCAATGATCTTCAAGCGCATATCTGGGTGGGGTATGGCTCTACCCAAAAACCACATATAGACAGCTTGTCGTGAAACCCCAAGGTACTCAGCAACATGCGGTACGGGGATATCCTTGTCAATGCAAACACGCCCTAACTTCACGCCGACATGTGACTGATCGGCTTGCCTGTTTGACATGGCAAATTTCTTTGAATAGCCTCTGTTGTTCATAGTGTTGGGTGGGAGGAGTTGTGGTTTACTACCATCTTGCTACCGTGAAGTTTCCGGTCATCACGGCTTCCCGCTTCAGGCAAGGTTGGCGATCTAGCTAAACCCGGGTTGCCCCAACGAGCGCACAACTCCCCCCAAACTCCTTACTCTGCCCAGTCGTCCAGAATGTCGGCCACATCTTTTGGTGCGGCTTTCTTGGCGCGTTTGGTTGGTTCAGCCGCTGGCGCTTCAGGCGCTTCTGGTTCTTCTACTTCCGCTTTGGGGGCGGGTGCAGGTGCGGCTTTAGGCTTTGCGCCATCCAAGGTTGCGGGGTTGTTGGCAATGGCA